AGGTGCAAGATATATAAATTACCATCCTCAATGGGGTGAGTATGAAAGTGAAACATCTTCTATAGTACCTCCCGGTTCAAGAAATTTTATGTATAAAGAGTGGATAAAAATACACACACATTATGATTTGCATAATGAGATGAGAGGTGTTGATAATTTTTTACGATATTCTCATAGTTTAAATCTTCTTGCAAAAGAAAGAAATATAAGACTAATACAATGTTTTGGTTGTATACCTTCTTGGTCTAATGAAACAATAAAATACTTAATAGATTGTGAATTGACACACAAACTAAATGAAAATAACTATGTAGGTTATCCATTCTTTGAAAAGATAGGTGGATTTTCATTTCAAGAAAGATTTAGTTCTGATGATGTTCTTTCTAAAGATGATAATCACCCAAATCAGAATGGTAATAACTTAATTTATAATACATTATTGGAGAGATATGAAGAAATTATTAATAGTAGGTGATAAACTACTTGATTTCACACTTGACAAATACAAAAAAATAGTATAGTATGTATATATTGATTCGTTAATTAAATTATTGGAGATTAAATGTATAAAAAGTTAAGTAAAAAAGCGAAGATTATGAACATCTTAAACCGTGGTAGCAGTGTTACTTGGAAACAACTAAAGACAACTTATGGTCTAAAGTCACCAAGAGCAATGGTTGATACCATTCGAAGAGATGGTTTTTGTCTTTATGCTAACAAAGACGCAAGAGGTAATACCTTTTATAGAATAGGTAAACCTTCAGGTGCTATGTTAAAAGCAGGTGTCGCCAAGATTGGTTCAATGAAGAACATAACATTTGATAGCATTGTGTCAGCAGGTGTTAGAGAAGTTCTAGGAACTAAATTTGCTTACACAAACTAGTTGCCATTTGAAGTATAATATGGTACTATAAGATATGATTGATTCGCTAATAACATATTTCCTTTCTTGTTATGTAATCAGTACAGGTGGATTAATCATATATAATAGTGGAGTTTCAGGCGTGCGCCTTGGTTTTACCACTTAAATTTAAAAAACTTAATTGCGAGTAATGTTTTTGGTAGTTTTTAGACTCTAAAAGAAAAAACTACCAAATTTTTTTATGGAGTGTAAATGAACGATTTTCTAAAACAAATTGTAAAAGATGTTAAAAATGATTATGCAGGATTGGCGAACGAAGGTATTGCTGGTGGAGATGTTACTTCATTTATAGATACTGGGTCTTATTCATTCAATGCTTTATTATCAGGTTCAATATACGGTGGATTACCAGGTAATCGCATAACAGCAATTGCAGGAGAGGCGGCGACCGGGAAGACTTTCTTTGCATTAGGTATATGTAAGAGTTTTTTAGAAATGTCACCTGAAGCAGGTATAGTTTACTTTGAATCCGAAAATGCTATATCGAAAAGTATGATTGAAAGTCGTGGTGTTGATAGTAATAGAGTAGCAGTATATCCTGTTGCTACAGTCCAAGAATTTAGAACACAGTCTATTCAAATAATAGATAAGTATTTAGAGCAACCAGAAGATAGCAGACAACCTATTATGTTCGTATTAGATAGTTTAGGTATGTTATCAACTACAAAAGAGATGGAAGATACTGCATCTGGAAAAGAAACAAGAGATATGACAAGAAGTCAAATTGTCAAATCAACATTTAGAGTTTTAACATTGAAACTAGGTAAAGCAAATATCCCTATGATAATGACCAATCATACATATGATGTTATTGGTTCAATGTTCCCACAAAAAGAAATGGGTGGTGGTAGTGGTCTTAAATACGCCGCCTCATCTATAATCTATCTAAGTAAAAGAAAAGAAAAAGAAGGTTCAGAAGTTATAGGTAATATTATTCATTGTAAAAATTATAAATCAAGAATAACTAAAGAGAATGCAATGATTGATGTTAAGTTAACATACACAACAGGTTTAGATAAACATTATGGTTTATTAGAATTAGCAGAAGAGTGTGGTATATTTAAAAAAGTATCTACACGATACGAAACACCTGGTGGCACAAAAATGTATGGTAAACAAATACTAAATGACCCAGAAAAATATTTTACAAAAGAAGTTTTAGAAAAGATAGATGAATATGCAAAAAATAAATTCTCTTACGGGATTGAATAAAACATATAAGTTTGTACAAAAACCAGATGACGACTTTGCTTGTATTCAATTACTAGGTGGAGATTATGATGGTGTTGTTTACAAACATAATAATATAAAGTTTGCACCTAAACCAGATGCTAATGATGAAATACCTTTGAAGTTTGATTATGATATTTTAGTAAATCCTAATCAAGCAAAGGTTGATACAGAAAAATTTATGAATCATATTGGTGACATTCTGTTAGAAGTAGTACAATATCAATTGGATAATAATACGATAAAATATAATGAATAATTATATTGCATATTTTGATAATATTATACCTAAAGATTTTTGCAATTTAATAATTAAAAATTATGAAGAAGATGAAAACAAACAATTGATAGAAAATAATAATATGAGATTTACTCAACTTAATATTAATAAATCAAATGGTTGGGATAATATTATTATGAATATAATGCGTAATTGTTTTATACCATTTATAGATACATATAAAACTAAATTTAATATTAATCAGTTTCCTAAAGATTTTCAATATGAAGAACTTAGAATTAAGAAATACGATACTAATAATTTAGATGAGTTTAAATTACATGTGGATGTAGAAGACCATTCAACTGCTAAAAGATTTTTAGTTTTCTTTATCTATCTTAATGATAACGAAGGAGGATTGACAGTCTTTCCAGATTATGATATAAAGGTAAGACCAAAGACAGGTAGAGTGTTAATGTTTCCACCTCTGTGGACTCATAGACATTATGCAGAGAAACCAATAAAGAAACCAAAGTATATTTTGGGTTCTTATTTACATTATGTAGGTGCGTTATGAGTGAAAGAGTAGAATTAACAATATTAAGAAATTTATTTTTCAATGAAGACTTTACTAGAAAGGTAACTCCTTTTATTAAGTCAGAATACTTTACAAGTAGAGATGAGAAAATATTGTTTGAAGAGGTAGAAAGGTTTATCATTAAATATAAAAACAATCCTACCAAAGAAGCAATACTTATAGAGATAGGTAAAAGAAAAGATATAAACGAAGATGAGTGTAAGTCTGTAGAAAATCTAGTTAATGCTTTTAAAGAAGAAGAAGTTAATATTCAGTGGTTACTAGACACTTGTGAACAGTTTTGTAAAGATAGAGCAGTGCATAATGCAGTATTGGATGGTATTAAGATACTTGATAACAAAGATAAGAAAAGAACACCTGAAGCAATACCTTCTATACTATCTGAAGCACTTGCTGTTTCATTTGACAATCACATTGGTCACGATTATCTTGCTGATGCTGAAAGAAGATTTGAGTGGTATCACACAAAAGAAAAGAAATATCAATTTGATTTGAGTTATTTTAATAAGATAACTAAAGGTGGTGTTCCTGCTAAAACTTTAAATATTGCACTTGCTGGAACAGGTGTTGGTAAAAGTTTGTTTATGTGTCATTGTGCATCTGCATATTTAACACAAGGTTTAAATGTATTGTATGTTACTTTAGAAATGGCAGAAGAAAAGATTGCCGAAAGAATAGATGCTAACTTATTAGATTTAACTGTTGACGATTTACATACTGTACCTAAACAATTGTATGATGATAAAGTTAAAAAGATAAACACGAAGACAACAGGTAAATTAATTATCAAAGAATATCCTACAGCATCAGCACATTCAGGTCATTTTAGGTCATTAATAAATGAACTATCTTTGAAAAAAGATTTTACACCTGATGTTGTGTTTATAGATTATCTAAATATTTGTTCTAGTAGTAGATTTAAAGGTGGTAATATATCATCATACTTTTACATAAAAGCAATTGCTGAAGAACTAAGAGGGTTAGCAGTTGAGTTTAACGTACCAATCTTTAGTGCAACACAAACCACAAGAAGTGGGTTTGTATCTACAGATATTGGTTTAGAAGATACGTCTGAGAGTTTTGGTTTACCTGCAACTGCGGATTTTATGTTTGCGTTAATGAGTAATGACGAGTTAGAAGCATTAGGTCAAATGAAAGTTAAACAATTAAAGAATAGATATAATGACCCTAGCACAAACAAGACTTTTGTTATAGGTGTTGACAGAAGTAAGATGAGATTGTATGATGTAGATGGTTCTGCACAGACATTAATTGATAGTAACATTACTAAAACAGAGGACGCATATGATAAGTTTAGCGATTTTAAATTATGATTAAGTTGAGATATGTAAAAAGAATGAAAAAGAAGGGTAGAAAAATAGTATGGCAAATACTAGAAAGACCTACAAATTCTCTTGTCATTGAATGCTTCTTTGAAGAAGATGCTAAACAAATTGTAGATTTTCAAAACAAAAACCAAGTGTGGGCGATTAATGGCGGAGTACCAGATTTTCTTACTATCAAGAGGTAAACTTATATAAATACTAGAAACTGATTATATTGTATGAGAAAGTGATTTTGTTTATGGGTAAAATGAGGAAAATATGCTTAGTTTCAAGACATTTGCAACAGCAGGTAAGAATTTACATTTAGAACATCTTGAGGACCAGATTATAGATAAAGGTGCTGAAGGTGGTAAACAAGCAGTTGCATTCTTAAAATCTATAAGAAACATGCTAGATGGTAATTCTAGAACTAGTGTTAACGTAACTGTAAAATGGGACGGTGCACCTGCGGTCTTTTGTGGTCACAATCCTGAAAATAATAAATTCTTTGTTGGTACTAAATCAGTATTCAATAAAAATCCTAAAATAAATTATTCAATATCTGATATAAAAAGAAATCATTCTGGTGGTGTTGTAGACAAACTTGTTGCTTCTTTTAACGAGTTGAAAAGAGTATTCAAACCTGGTATTATACTTCAAGGAGATTTACTATTTACAAAATCGGATTTAAGGTCAGCAGTTATAGATGGTCAAAGAATGATATCCTTTACACCAAACACTATTACATATGCAGTTCCAGAAGATTCAAAATTAGGTAAACAAATTTCAAAGTCAAGTATAGGTATTGTATTTCATACAAGTTATACAGGTAACAAAATGTCAGAGTTATCTGCAAACTTTGGTTATTCTATGACAGGTAGCACAGGTAGAGTTTTTATGGCGAGTGCTAAATTTACAGACACATCTGGTTCATCAAATTTCAATACAAGCGAATTAGCATCATTTGACAACATTATCAAGATGGCAGAGGGTTCACTGTCAAAAGGTAATGCAGTATTAAATATGTTACAAGATAGAGCAACAGACCCACTATCAGTCGCATATAGACTAAAAGTATTTTTTAATTACTACATTAGAAATCATACAGGTGATGGTTATGATAAAGTTAAAACATTAGTTACTATGTTTGAAGATTATTTTGAAAACTCTTTACAAGGTGAAGTTGATAAAAGAAAAACACCAGCAGGTCAAAAGAAATTTAAACAAGCACGAGAAGAAGGTAAAAAATTTATTAAAGACAATAAAACTGCATTATACTTTGCAATTGCAAGTCATATGAGTTTGCAAAGAGCAAAGATATTCTTGTTACAAAAGATGAATCAAATACAAACTATAGGTTCTTTTATTAGAACACCTGATGGTTTTAGAGTAACAGCACCAGAAGGTTTTGTTGCACTATCTAGTAAAGGTGCAGTAAAATTAGTTGATAGACTAGAATTTAGTAAAGCAAATTTTACAATAGCGAAAGATTGGGTAAAAGGATGAAGTATAAAGAGTTAATAAAAAAAATAGATTTGCATGAGGGTGTATACGATAAAGGTATATTTAAAGCATTCTTTTTAGCAGGTGGACCAGGTTCAGGTAAAACATTTGTTTCTGCTCAAGCATTTGCTGGTACAGGACTTAGAGTTATAAATTCTGATAAAGCATTTGAAAGACAACTAGAAAAAATGGGGTTATCTAAAAAGATGCCAGATGATGAACAAGAAGTTAGAGATATGGTGAGAGCAAGAGCAAAAGCAACTACAAATTTAGCATTACATCTATCTATGGTTGGTAGATTAGGAATTATTATAGATGGCACTGGTGATGATTATAGAAAGATAAACAAAACAAAAACTTTACTTAATCACATTGGATACGATACTTATATGATATTTGTAAATACTAGTTTAGATATAGCATTAGAAAGAAATCAAGCAAGAGATAGAACAGTACCAGAATATGTAACAATAAAATCTTGGCAAGATGTGCAAAGAAATATAGGAGCATTTCAAAATTCTTTTGGTTCCAGTAATTTCATCATTGTAGATAACAATGTTTCAGCAAAAGAATTAGTTACAAATACAATGAACAAGGTATCAAAATTTGTTAGACAACTTATGTCAGCACCAGTTAAAAATTATGAAGCAAAAAAATGGATTGCTAGAGAGTTAGAGTTAAAGAGAAGAAAATGATTTTAGAAAGTATTATAGACATACCAAGAAAGACATACGCTAAAGGTGTGTTTGATAATGCAGACACAGAAAATCCTAAACTAAAAGCAGGTGTTATCGCATTAATTAAATCTCAAATAAAAAAGTTCGAGAAAAAATCACCTGTGTTAAAGTATAGTTTAATAGGTTCTATTCTTACAAAAAGATACAGAGAAGATGCAGATTTAGATGTCAACGTATTGTTTGACGTAGAACCTAGTTACAGAGAAACAATGCGTCAGCAACTAGCATCTGACTTACGAAAGATTAACGGTAAATTAATACCAGGCACTAAACATCCCATAAACTATTATGTAATCACAGACCCAAAAATAAAAGAAAAAAATGATAGAGAAGCAGATGGTGTTTTTGATATAGATGCAAATAAATTTTCAAGAAAACCAAAACCTATAACATTTGAACCTAAAGACTACGAAGCAAATTTCAGAAAAAAAGTAGAAGAGATTGATGTTGTTAAGGGAGAACTTGTAAGAGATATTGTTGATTACAAAGAATTATCACAGTTGACAAAAGATGATGTTGATGGTATACAGAAGTTAGTAAGTAATAAAATAAAAGAGATAGAAGAGAGTTTGAAAATATTGGTTAATATAGGTGATGAAATGATTAAGCAAAGACAAAATGCTTTTGCTAAAAATATGACACCTGATGAAATTAGAAAGTTTGGTATTAAAAATAAACTACCTAAAAATGTTATATACAAAATGATGGAAAAATATCACTATAGTAAACTTTATAAAAAATGTAAAGATATATTAGACGATGGTAGAGTTACTGATGCTGAAATAAAAAGTATGACAGAAGCAAATAAAGGTTCAGTTGTATTTGCTTGGGGTAGATTTAATCCACCTACAATAGGTCACGAAAAATTACTTGACAAATTAGCAAGAGTTTCAGCAAATGAAATGAGAGTTTACATTAGTAAAAGTAATGACCCACAAAAGAATCCATTAAACCCTAGACAAAAACTAGATTATATGAAAAAAATATTTCCTAGATATGCTAGAAAAATTATGATACCTAGAACAAATATAGTTATTGATATTATTACAGACTTATACAAAGAAGGGTATACAAATTTAAAAATGGTTGCAGGTAGTGATAGAGTGCAAGAATTTAAAAAATTATTTACAACATACAATGATGTTAAAAGTAGACATGGTTATTATAACTTTGATAGTATAGAAATTATAAATGCAGGTGAACGTGACCCAGATGCAGATGGCGCCACAGGTATGTCAGCAAGTAAGATGAGGTCGGCGGCGAAAGACAATGACTTAAAATCATTTGAAAAAGGGTTACCTAATTTTAGAGATGTAGAGAAATTATTTAAAGATGTAAGAAGAGGTATGAATCTTTCAGCATCTTATATGAATGGTATGGGTCATAACAATTATAGACCAGTTGCAAGTTTAGAACAATTTGAACAACAACAAATAAGAGATATGTATATAAGAGAAATGTTATTTAATGTAGGTGATATTGTTGAAAATGTAAACATTGATATTCAAGGGACTGTAACAAGACGAGGAACAAATTACGTTGTATTAGAAGACAATAATCACAACTTACACAAGTCATGGATATGGGATTGTATACCAGTTCCACCAGATAGAGAAGTGGAAGTACGAGAACACAATTTAAATATAGATTACGGTTTTAAAACTGTGAGAGAGGAAGATATGAATGAGGAATCTTTAAACGAAAAAAGAGCAAAACAAGCAGTCAACAGTAGAGGTAAAGTTCAAAGATATGTAACTGCACATAATCTT